CTTTTGTGCTATCTTCATGTTCGCCAAAGCAAAATGATTCGATTAACTAAAATAATTAAACTCGAAAACTTTTCCTTTGGCTCAGTTGGGCTAAGGAGCTGTAGTGCTATTAATTTGCCCTACGTTTCATGAACAAAGCCGTTATCGGCAATTACCGCGCAGAATAATTAGAGAAAATAATAAGGCATAATAGAATATAAAATGGCTGACATTACTATTAATAACATAAAGAATATTAAAAGATTAGAGTTTAATATCCCCAAAAAGAAAGGTGTTTATCTTCTTACAGGTGTCAATGGAATTGGAAAGTCAACGTTATTGAGTTGTATTCATAGAATTGGATATGGAAATGCCTTTAGAGATAATATGAAAACCTCAATTAATGGAACAATTGATGAGTTTAAGGGTAATGTAACTTACACTGTAAATAATAAGAAAGTTGAATATGCCTATAGAAAAACAAGGTGGACACCTAAACCCAAAGGCAATAGTAAAATATTGAAAGAATTTGGATTTAATAATGTTATGTTTTTTCCACCAACAGGAGCTAGGCTATATGTACATAATGAAGAATTAAATGTACATAAAATTAGAAAAGCAGACCAGTGGCTAATTGATGCAATGAACACAATATTCTTGACAGAAAAGTTTTCTGAGTTAAGAACAATAAGCATAGACGCTAAAGCACGTGGAGTATTTGCTAATCATCGGAATAATATTGCATATCTTTTAAAAGAAGGGAAGGTCGGAAATAAGAACCAATATTATTCAGAAAAGAATTTTAGTTTTGGTGAAATATTAATTCTAAATCTATTAATAGGTTTGAAATCAATGCAATCGAATTCACTTTTACTTATAGATGAATTCGAATTGGCATTACATCCAAAAGTTCAGATTAGTTTATATAATTTTCTTAAAACTATATCAATAGAGAAAAATATAGTAACAATATTTTCTACCCATTCTGTTAGTTTAATTAAGAATTGTAAGAATATTATTTTCCTAGAGTATGATGTACATGGTAACATTGTAGTGCATGAAAACTGTTTTCCAGCTAGAGCAATTGGAGAGATTGCATACCAAGAAGATATTTCTCCAGATGCAGTATTTTTTGTAGAAGATATGATGGCAAAGTTTTATTTACAAACAAAACTAAATCATTTTAAAAAAGTGACTGGTGTAATTCCAGATGTTAAAATAATCCCAATAGGCCCTTTCTCAAGTGTTGTTGATTTTCATAATCAAGCTAAAGGTTATGTGTTTAGTGATAATGTTAAGACTATCTCATTTTTAGATGCAGATGTAAAAAGTGAATCAATCCCATATTACAAAAAATGGGAACCTACTTGTAGTTTTTTGCAGAGTTACAATCAAATAAAAAATGATGTGCAATTTTTAAGTATCACTCCTGAAGTGGGACTAGTTAAAGAATTGGAATTTGATAAAACTATAACTACTACATGGTTAAAATCAACATTTGAAAACCAGTCATTAGATTTCATATAAGGGGTACTACGAATGATGTAAATATTGTTGCTCGAACAAAAATGGTTTAAAGTGTTGATTAATAAGGATTGCAATCCATTTTTAGCCATTTTTAGACTAGAACGAATGGTGTAAGTAGTTTGAATATTCATTGAATTGTGTTATAATAATGCAGCCAAAAATTAAAACCATTTAAGCCCTAGTTAAGTGGTTGATATAATTAGGCATAAAGATCATAAAAATAACGTCAATACTATTCAAAGTGTATTGACGTTTTTATAAGTACAAGCTATAAAATCAACCGTTACCTTACAAGATACCTTACAAATTACCTTACAATTTTTGTTTATGGATTTATCCTGAAGGTTTCTATTTTTGCATAAGACCTATTTAATATGCGCAATCCTGAATTAAAAGAAGCTAGAGACAGAGCAATTGTAGATAAGTTCTACGAATTGTATGACGTAAAGCGCCTACGTATGGACGACGTTTTACAAGAGTTATCACAGAAGTACTTCTACCTTGATAAGAAGTATATTTATTCGCGAATTTATTATAATAAAGAGAATCTCGCCTACTATAATAAACTACTAAAGCAGGCAAAAAGTAATTAATAGCATAACGATAGGTGCTCAAAGACTTAACACCATTTCGTTATTATTTCTTAATACTGTTCTATAATAAATAGTGGTTCTGTGTCTGTTGTTGATGGTCTTTCAATTGGCTCATTAACAACAGTTACTTGGTTAACCGTATTTTGGTTAAACTCGGCTTGGGCGCTAGCGTCTTCTACGTTGCAGTTGAATGAAATACGGTAAAAGTTACCAGCACCTCCGGATTCTTCTCTACCCATAGCGACACGGCTCATTTGGAAAAAGTGTTCTCCACTTATACCATGAAAGCAAGTGTGTAGCTTTGTTAGGATTCTTAAGTATTCTGTAGCACTATCTTGATTGAAAGAACCAAGGTAGGAATCACTAAATGTTTCGAAGAATAAGTAAATGTCGACTTGCAGATCGCACTTTTGAATTAACTGGCTTAAATCCTCACAGTTATCTAATCTAAAAGCAATGAATGCCGCAGGTGTTGGGAAAGGTATGTCTTCTGATAAATACGAAACTTGTTCGTGCCACAAGTCGACCCATTGTATTTCGGGGATGCGGTCTTGTATGCGTTGTGCTACTTCCTTATATAAGTCTGTCCATGCTTCCATAAGAGGTATTATTTAAATAGTGTTTAAACGTCTTTTAAATTGATCTGAATTGAATTGTTGTTGAACTGTTGTTCTACCTGTTTTCTTATCACCTCGCCAAACCATAAGTCGAAGTTGTTCATTAAAGCTTTACTGTGTCCCATGAATTGATGTTGTGGTATCTTTATTCTTGAGCCAACAGTCTTTAATGCCATTGCACGGCAAAACATTGCTTTCTTACCTATTGAAACATTCTTTTTGTTTAAAGAAACCGCACCTTGTTTATTGACCGATACACTACCGCTTAACTCGTAGAACTTCGCCCAAAAATATTTCTTCATTCGTGTAGTTACAACAATATAACCGCCTTGATTATGAATAGCAGCATAAGGTGAATCGGCAATGACAACGACTTTCTCCATGGTAACAGTTTGCTTTTTAATGGAGCGCATTAGTGAACCTCTGTTGTACATGGTTCTTTTGCCTGCTAATGGGCCATTGCTTTGTTGCCATTTTTGAAATGAAGCATCTGTAAAACCACCTTTCACAAAGCTTTCTTTAAAGAACTTAACTGCCTCACTTGCTGCGTAGCGTGAAGCATTCTTTTGCAGTTCTCTAGCTATCTGCATAAATTCAGGTACCTTGTTTTTTCGTGCCATATGTCGTATATTTGTATTACAGAGCGAGCGTTGCTCAATCTGTGCTCGAAGGTTGATGTTTCCGGCATCAACCTTTTGTATTTTAGTCTATCTTGAAATAGGTCATAAAATCATTGCTATTAATCTGCTTTCGAGATACCTTTAAGACCTTATCATCCTTGATAATTACAACCTGTTTAATTCTTTGATTCATCTTACTTTTATCTGATAAATCACCTCTTAATTTTCGTGCAGCAATAGCCAAAGAGTTTTCTTCAATGGCATCTGTTAAATCCAAGATTACCCACTCACATCCTTGTTTATTGGCGGCATAAACATTGTTTTTTACAAAATTTTCCGTTTTGGTAGTCTTCTTTGGATCCCATGATTTTAAATCGGCCAAAACGCCGGGTTTTCCTACTCCGATTTCAGGATTTTTAACAGAAGATTTATCACTTGGGTTTATGTGGGGCAAAATGTAAATGTTCTTTTCTATTATAGGTGCAATTTTCTTGGCTGCATCAATGCATAGTTCTGTATCAGCTAAGTCAGAAAAGTCATTGACAAATACTTTGTTGTCGCCTACATCAATGGTTTGATTGTATGGCATGAAGCTTTTCATTCGTTCTGTATTGTCACGAATAATCCCCTGGTCTTTGCGTGCAACGTTCATGAAGTAGCTTTGGTCTTGTGTAAAAACTTCTCCAGTGTTGTGGGGATTGTTACTGAATTTAATGCCTTTTAAGGTTCTACCGTCTGATGGTGGATCGGTAGTTTGTTCTAACCAACATCGGCAGTTATGGTCGAATGGTGGTAAAGCTTTCCATTCTTTTACAGGCTTTACAAGGCCTTCGTTTGCTGCGTGATTTTCACGAACATCATCATCCCCCATGGTGCGACACTTAAGGTTTGGATATTGGTTGACATCTTCTAAATATGTTGCATAGGCTTGAGCTGCACTCACCGAACTACCACAAAAACGAAGCTCAGTTTCTAAATATTGGGCATTGTGTTTTTGAACAATCGCTTTTGCTTGTTTAATGAAGTCGTCTTTCGATGTTTCTTTGGTGTTTAAACCGTTTAAATGCTTCATTAAGTCGTGGGATTTAGCTCCGGCAAACCTCAAAAAGTTTTCCCGGAAGTCCCGGGTTAACTTCTCGTTGTAGTAACCTTTGCCCCAAGCTTTCTCAGCTTCTTTATTAAAGGCAGCATAGTTCTTTAATACTAAATCCTTATCAAGGTCGGTGGGTTTTACTTCACCGTTGTAGATTTGATTGGCTAAACGATCTATGGCTGCATCCCATGTGGCTGCAAAAACATCCCATGCGTTTACTAATGCCATATAAGGAGCATTGCCTAATCGTTTAAAGTCTGCTTCAAGTTCTTTTTTTTTTTGAGCGTTGGGATCGTCAGTATTAGTTACTGGATTAAGCGTTTTCATTGCTGTAATCGGCAAGCCTGTACGGTTGCGTACTTCTTCAATATCGAATTCGAACGATGAAGACAGCTTTTGAACAGCATCGATGTAACTGGTGATGTCTAAGGTCTCCTGATTATCCCACACTAAAGTGTGCGTTGCAAACTCAGCATATACGCTGCTCAATTTTGCTAAACGTTGGCGAATTTGCGTGTTGAAGAAGTGTTTAAACGTCAATTTATCCGCTTCGTGACGGTCTTGGGCTACTCGTTCTTGAATCTCAGCAGAACCAACAAAGCTCTTTTCATCAACCATTGCAGTACCACCAAGAACTGCCTTGCTTAATTCCTTGTTGCAAATGTCGTTGATTAAGGCTTTAAAGGAGTTGTAAGCATCAACATTGTAGTTGTTTGGTACTTCAATCTTCTCATTGCCTTGTAATACGGCAAAGTGATTCATTCTGAAATCTTGCAGCATTGCAAATAGCTCATCTCTACGAGTGTTGTCCATGCGTTCGGTGATGGCAAACAAAGGAGGTACACCAAACTTCTCAATGTAGCTCATCCAAGAACCAAGTCCCAACTTTTTAGCCAGTACAATCATGGCTAATTGGTTTAGCATACCCAGTTCCCAATCATTACCAACTTGAACATAGAAATCTTTGTAAGTTCCTTCCCGGTAACTTGTGCCTTTATCATCGTACTCTTCGTTGATGATAATTCCCTGTTGAGGAATGAAGTTTGATTGTGGGATTTCGCTCACGCGACTTAACTCACCTGTCTCATCAAGATCGAACAGCTCGATAAGTGTTGTGCCTTGGAAAGTTTTACCAATGATTAAACGTACGAGGTCATCAAACCAAGGACGTTCTAACAGTTCTTTTAAGGCTTCGTTTTCTTCACCTTTTTCGTTAACAATTTTGTATGATGAACGCTGAACCCTAAGAATGCGTGTATCTATTACCGATGCTAAATGAAGGTCAAGTTTCAAAGATTGATAAAAGCGCATTAATTCACCTCGCCTTGGGTTTTCGGGGTCGGTTGCCATTGTTACAGCATTGGTCCAGTCTTTTAATTCCTTGCGTTTATAAATCGTAGACTGTCGCTCATACTTAGCTTTATCTTGTCGCTTATAGTATTCTGCATATAAGGTGCTGCTTTTTAAACGGCTTACAATGGCTTTACCTGCTGCACTTCCGATACGTTGAACAAAGTTGTACTTACTCATTTAAATGCTGTTTAAATAAAATAATTATCGTTGGTATTGTTGCCAAAAACAGGGCTTGCACTTGTGCCATCTTCCTTAGTGAGTTTAGGGCAATCGATTAAATTCATTACGCCACTTTGGATGCGTTCTAAGTCTTTCTTCGCATCGTTGTATAACTGGATGTAATCTTCAGGAACTTTACGCGCTGCATTTCGGCGAACACTTCGATAAACCACAATGCTTGCTATGATTTGAACCAGTACACCATTACGAGTTGGTTCTGCACCAAAGATTTGCTCATGATCGTAAGTTCCGGAGATGTAGGACACGACTAAATCAATGGCCTTTTCTTCGATGTTATCTAAGATGGCATTGTTATCTAAATCAATACCTGTAGCCAAAGCCACACTTTCACCCATTAAACGTTCTTGGATGATGGTTATTAAATCTTCTTTATTGATATACCTCATGGCATGTTAAATTTTGATTTCATCTTACCGGACTTCCACCACTTATCGCCATTGCTCTTTTTGCCTCCGGGTGTGCAATAGAGTTCTAGTTTTGAAATGGCTTGTTGGTCTGCATCGGGACTATCGTCATGCTCTGTCATCCCTTCTTCAACTGCACACAGCTGCATAATTCCAATTTGTGTGTCGGAATGGCTTTTTAATGCTTCGTTGTAATAATTGCGACTGTTTTGATAATACGGCTGCATGGTGATCATGCGCATAAGCTTGTTGCCTTTTACAAGAATCTTCATAAGGTTTAAATTGATGCCGTATTCATCTTCCACTTCATCGATGGCACGTTGTACTTCACCGTTCCAAAACTGCGATTCGTACTGAAAGACTGCGTTCACATTACGACCTAAGCGTTTCTTAAACTCACACATCCAAGCAACGGCTTGTTTCATCTTAGATTGCTTTACATAACCATCGATCAACCAAAAGTTATGCCCATGTAAGCCCCAAGCTTTTACCGCATTGTAGTCACTGTTTTCGTTACCGGCATAGGCAATATCCCAATGCACAACAATCATTTTAAACTCTTCTAATGGTGGCATTGGAGCCCATTGAATTTGATCTTCGCTAAAAATTGCACCTTCGAGTTTTGTTTCGTGTAAGTATTCTGCATAGGCAGCAACAACACCCATGTTCTTTTCTTGGGTTCTGTAATAGTCTGCGGTGTAATAATCCCATGCAGGTTCGTAGGTGACTTTGTTGTATGCTTTTACTTGTCGTACACGCCAATCCGGATGACGCTCCTGTAGTATGGTTTGAGTCATTACACGAGCGAACTTATTACACGCATAAAGCATGCGTCTGATAGAACCTGTCATGGTTGCTAAAATATCACGCTCGATCATATCGGCTTGCTTGCGCATACGTTTTGGACTTCCAATTGTGTCAGGTGTTTCGGGATCATCAATCACCCATAGGTTGGGTCTGCGTTGCTTTACCCTAACACCACGCACCTTTTTCTTAAAACCGAAGGCCATACCAATAAAGCGTTGGTCTATGGTTTTAAAATTTCCTATTTCCCAATCACCTTCACATTTCTGATTCCCAAAGTCGTGAATGAGCAATTGGTTGCCTTCCAATTCGGCTTGTATATCCGCTAATAATTCCTGAGCACGTTCTTTACTATCAGACATTAAGCATAAAAACACATCTTCACCACGCATCCATAACCAAAGTGGAACAATGATGTTGCAATAAACCGACTTTGCCAAACCACGTCCCCATTCTTCGAACTCTATAAACAATGGGTCGCTCGCCACATCTTTACAAAGTTGAATTTGAAAAGGTGCTGAATCGGCCATGGCATAATGAGGCAAGTAAGTTTTGATCATGTACCGCGGGTCGTCTTGTGCCCGGGCAATACGCTCTCTTTGTTCTGCTTTGGTCTCGAAAGGATTTACATCATTGGCATTACGAGCAATATCAAGCTTCTTAAGAAATGCTTCTGCCTTTAGTTTATCGGCTCTTTGTCGTGATACTGCCATGTTTAACCTATTTCAATGGTTTTTTTGCGGATTAATGTGGCCTGAAAATCAACCGTCTTTTCCCAAAGGCTTTCATCATATACACGAAGTGCATTAAAGATATCGTCCATTACATCGATGTATGTTCCAAGCGTGTAATTGGTTTTGTCAAGCGAAAGCAAGGTTTTGTTTTGCTTTGCCATCTCATCACTAAGTGCACGTGCATCTTTTCTTAGGCGAATCTCTTCTTGAGTATCACTCATCTTTTGAGCATCAAGAATTAATTCTTCCAATTGAAGACGTTGTTGGCTCATTACTCTTAAGAGCTTTTTAATGTTGTCTGCATCGGTGCTAATACATTGTTGACGGTTGTTGCGTTCCTCTTTAAAATTTCCGTCTATTGCCCATTTGCTTACAGTTGCTTCGGTCACACCTAACAGAAGAGCCACTTCCTTTTGGCTTTTTCCTTGAACAACGATGCATTCGTAGGCGGTACGTTTAAGCTTATCGTACACTTCCTTAGAGAGTTGTTTTCTGCGTTTCTTGCTTGCCATTACACTTTATTTTAAGCCAAAGATTGTTTGAATAAAGCGCACCCGAAAAAAGTTGTTTTATGTAGTTGTAATATTTTGACTACAAGAAATATATATCACTTCTACATAAGGTTTTCACACTAGAAGAAAAGCCGATTTTATCCCCTCGAAAAATCCCTGAATATTTGCTCATCGATTTACAATGTGAACTAAAAAACATGAGTAAAAATTTACTAGTTAAGGTCTATGCTGAGGGAACAACCGGAAGGGTTGATATAATCGGTAATATCTCGGAATGGAATCAGAACAATGCCGTAGAGATGCGAAGTAAATGTGAGGAGCTAAAAGCTTCAGGCATAACTAAGTGTCATGTTTATGAAATGACAGGAGGTGGTGACTGTTTTCAGGCCAATGAAATTGTGAACATTCTAATTGATGTATTTGGTAGCTATACCGGAGAAGGTGGAGCGCTTGTAGCCAGTGCCGGAACTTACATTGGCGTAAAAGCAAGCCACTTTACTATGGCGAAGAATGGTCAATACATGATTCACAAACCGATGGGAGGAGCTCATGGAAATGAAACCGAGGTTGAAAACTACCTAGAGTTACTTAAAAACATGACCACTACCTATTACGATGCTTATGTAGGCAAGCTAAAAAAGCCGGAAGCTGATTTTAAAGCAAAATGGGAATCGGGTGATTTTTGGATGACTGCTGAAAAAGCAAAGGAATGGGGTTTTGTTGATGAAGTAAAAGGTGACACGAAGATAGACCAAACAACTGCTAGCTATATTAAGAATAGTGGTTCGCCTATTGAAGCTACAGTAAATGTTACTCCCCAAAACACAAATGACATGGATTTAAAAGCAACTGCTACTGCTCTTGGTATGGATGTAAATTCAACCGAAGAGCAGGTAAACGCACGCATATTGGCAAATGCGCAAAAAGCTGCCGGATATGACACCTTAAAGGCTCAACAAGAGCAAAAGGACAAAGATGACAAGGCAGCAAAAGTAAAGGCTGAGCTTGATGCTGCTGAGAAAGACAAGCGCATTAAAGCCGATGACCGATCGAAGTGGCAAGGTTTGTTAGAAAAGGACTTTGATGGAACTAAGGCTGTATTAGACAGCTTACAAGCTGTGGTAAAACCATTATCGGCTGATATTAAACCATCGGCAAACGGAAGTGGTGCAACATACCAAGGAAAGACTTTTGAAGAGTTACAGGATTCTAACCCTGAGATGTTAGAGGAATTAGAAGAAAAGAACCCGGAAGCATACAACGCATTGTTTGCAGACTGGAAGAAACGTAATAAAATTTCTTAAGGAGGACTTTTAAATGGCTGATATAGCAGATGGTAACTGGCTAAACCAGTATGTAGCTCCACAATTACTAGTGGAGTTTAGAAATTATAACGATGCTTTTTTGAGTGCTTTAAAAAGTGCTCCTAAGGCTGCGGTAACTGCTGATGGGATTCGTTTCAACAAGCTGATTAACAATGTAGGTTTCTACGTGGACAATACAGCCGATTTTGTCGCTAAGAAAATGACGGGCAAAAAGGTGTTTATTGAGTGGGAAAAGTACGATACTGATCCAACCGAGGTCGATGACTCAGAAGTACGAGCATTAAACTACGACAAGCGTTCAGAGGTACGCACCAAGCACACGGAAGCGTTTAAAATTGGATACCGTGACCATGTTATTTGGAAACTCGCACCGGATGACAATACAGCATCAGAAATGCCTGTAATGAGAACTACCGGAGGCAACGATGGTAATGGTCGTAAGCGAATGACTTTTGCAGACCTCGTACAATACCTTGAGCTGATTAAGACCTTAAACTTGCCTAAGCAGGATGAGTTTAACATGGTTCTTTGTCCGAATCATCAAACGGACTTAATCTTAGATCGTGATAGTGCTGCCTACTTTGCGAATAAGCAAATCTTTTTTGACCCTGTTACAGGTAAAGTTAACTCTGTTATGGGCTTTAAGTTTTGGGAAAACAATGCTGCCGTTGCTTATGCAGCTGATGGTAACAAGTTAGCCAAAGGTGCTGCACTTGGTGCAGGTGATCAGTATGGCTCTACTTTCTTCTATGGCCCTAATACGGTTAAGCACATTGAGAAAGTGAAGACTTTGTACAAGCCTGAGACTATGGATACAGAATCGGCTGATCCTAAAAGCACCTTCAGAACGCAAACTTATGGTTTGATTGATCGTGTGGTGGATTACGGTTTCGGTGCTATTGTAAGTGCTAATGTTTAACCTCTAATTTTCTAATAATGAAAACTAAAAACGAGAACGAAAGAAAAGCAATAGCAGCCGATATTTTTGAGCGTTATCCAAAGGCTAAGAAGGTAGCCGTTACATCGGATGGCATGGCCTTTATTACCGATGAGAATGAAATTGCGGTGAAGAATCATTCTAAAAACAACCGCTACGGCAAAGAGCTTTCTATCTCTCACTTTAAGCGTGATGAGATGGAAGACGAACAGGAGGACAAGCCGAAAACTGCTGAGCAGGCCGGTAAAGCTCGCAAAACAGTAATTGAAGCTGCTGAAAAGCGTATGAATGAATTAAAGGAAACTGAATAATGAGTTTTCAGGGTGCATATATTAATAAGTTAAACGGTGGTCTCAGAAATGGTTCTGAGACCGACCGTGTTATTTGTCTTATCTGCGGTATGACTTTGGTTGGTGATTTGGCTTACAATACCAAATACGAACTACTGGACATTAATACGGTAGAGGACTTAGGTATTACGACCTCGAGCGATAGCACAAACGGTGAGTTGGTTTATTACCACTTGTCAGAAATGTTTCGCTTATCACCGGAAACTAAATTTTGGTTAATCCCGGTTAACAAAACAACAACCGTTGCTCAACTGGTAGAAGATGATGCTTTAATAGCAGCTATCCGCTCTATTGATGATGTGAATGTGTTGGGTATTGGTGGCTTGTCTACCATGGTTGCTGCTAGTTTAGCAGATGCAGTTTTGTTACAGGGCCTTGTGGACGAATTAGCCGTTGAGCATTTACGCATAGACGGTATAATTGTGGAAGGTGTAGGAGCTGCTGTTGCTACAGGTGAAGGTGGTTATCCTGATTTGCGTTCGATTACAGCACCAAACATTAGCTATGTAGGTGGTCAAGACCCTGCCATTGCAGCGTTGAATGCAGCCTTTGCGAAGCGTGCCGGGCTTGGTACTGTTTTAGGTTCGGTAGGAGTACGTAAGGTGCATGAGGATTTAGGTTCGGTGGATATTGAAGAAAAACCACGCTCGAGACGCGGTGAAGAAAACTATTCACTTAGTAACGAAACGTTAGGACGCTGGCTATCGGCTGCGCTTAGTGATGGTACTGCTTTTAAAAGCTTAACCAAAGCTGAGCAAAAGAATCTGAGTGCCAAAGGTTGGATTTATGTCGGTTCGTTTGCCGATTACCCGGGCTTCTATTTAAGTGGCTGCCCTACAGCAGTAGATAAGTCGAGCGACTACGCTTATTTCAACTTCAATTGCATTTGGAACAAAGCAGCTCGTATTATTCGCAGGGTGTTAATCCCTCGCGTACGTTCTAAGGTTCCTACCGACCCGGCAACAGGTCAGATTAAAAGTACCTGGATATCGGGTTGCGAAGAGTCGGTGAAGAATGCTTTACAACCAATGGTGTCTGCAGGGAATATTGATGAGAGTGAAATCTACATCAACCCGGTACAAGTAGTTAACGAAGATTCGCCTTTACGTGTGAAAGGTAAGTTAGTTGTTGGCATGGTGGTACACGAGTTTGATGTTGACCTTGGTTTAACCAATAAATTATAACAGATGTCAGCAGTTAGCACACTTATAAACAAGTTCGGCAAGTTGGCCGGATGGAACGATGTAACCATTAATATGCTCGGTAGAGATGTTGAGGGAATTACAGACGTTGAGTATGACGACAATATGGATATTGAAGTTGCCCGAGGTCAGGGAGCTTATCCGATTGGTTACGGTGAAGGAAACTACGAGGCTAAAGCGTCTTTTACACTATACATTGAAGAGTGGAATGCTTTGCAGAAATCTTTACCACCGGGTGCAAGTATGCATCAGATCGCTCCGTTCCCTGTTGTCGTAGAATACGACTACAATGGAATGAAAATGAAAGACACCTTTGTGGCAAAGATTAAAGGCCGTGGCGTAGCTGTGAAGCAAGGAGATAAAACCATTGCCCGAAAAGCTGAATTGGTGGTATTGGGTAAGATACTTTGGAATATATAATCGTTTAAGCACTATTTAAATACCTGCATAGGATGAAAAAATTAGTTCTAGTAAGCAAGAATATCACACCTGAGATCATTGAACAAATGAAGGTGAAGTATGGTAAAATCAAAGTTATTACCGTGGTGGTTGAGGAACCAATCTATGATATTGACAAATTAACTTTTGACGATCTGATTAACTTAAAAAAGTTAGGCATAGATATTTCCGTTATTCGTCAGAAAGATTTGTCTTTAGAGGAGCGTTTGAAGCCTTTGGAGAAACTTGTTGAAATGAAAGATGATAAGGATTGTTTTGAGCTTATCAAGAAGGTAAATCACTTATCCGGAAAGGTTATCGAAGAAGGTGAGCAATACCAGTTTATTGTAAAACGTCCTGATCGTGGATTGATTAAGATGCTTTTACCATTGGCGCAAGGTGGAAAGATTGATGACTTTGCAGACAAAGCGGTGAAAAACTTAATTGTTGGTGGAGATCAAGAAGCTTTAGAGGATGGTATTGTCTTTATGGGTGCAGTATCTCAGTTAAAAGAAATGATAGCCCCGGCCCAAGCTTTTTTATCCAAAGCGTAGAGGACTATAAGGTTGATAAAGAAGATTTCTTCCGTCAGGCCGATGCTGCAATTCGTAGTGAATTCAGCATTGATCCTGACACTTTGGATGATGATTCTTATTGTAAACTCTACGCAGACTTTCTGTACTTAAACGAACTCAAGCATTTAAACATTAAGGCAGCCATACTAGCTGCAGCTTCAATAATATTTGGCAATGGGCAACACAACAGTGACACAATGGATACTTGAGTTGGTGGATAAGATTACTTCACCAATGAAAGGTATTATCGGTGCAAGTGATCAAGCTGCCGAAGCGGTTGAAGGTGTTGGTGAGAAAGCCGATGAAAGTAAGTCGAAGCTAAAAGAGATGTCTGCTATCGACCTGTACGCCATTAACGATGCCGTACAGAACATAGCCGATCAGTTTAATAAAGTGAATGAACCGGGTGCAAAATTTGATGCCCAGTTAAAAGACCTTGAAGCCATTGCAGGTATTACCGGTGATGCGCTAGAGGAGATGGGCGACAAAGGTCGCGAAACGGCTTTGGATTTTGGAGGCGATGCATCGGCCATGATTGCCAGTTACAAAGGTATACTTGGTAAGCTTGGACCCGACATTGCACAAAACAGTGAAGCACTTGATTTAATGGGGCGAAACGTTGCCACATTAAGTAAGACCATGAACAACGATGCGGTTGGTGCAATGAATGCCTTAACAGGTTCTATGCTTCAGTTTGGTGGTGATATTGATGACCCCATGGAGAAAGCTTTGTTGATGACAGAGCAGATGAATGTCATGGCTGCTGCATCGAAAGAAGGTTCTGCCGAAGTTCCTTTAATTGCTGCAAGTATTAAACAAGCAGGTAACGCTGCTGCAAGTGCTAATTTATCATTTGCCGAAACGAATGCAGTTATTCAGGCTCTTGGTAAAGGTACAATCTACGGCTCTGAGGCAGGTGTTGGTCTAAGGAACATGTTGGGTAAAATGGCCGGAACAGATGTGCTTCCCAAAAATGCTTTAGATAAAATTGAAGCTTTGGGGATCAATTACGATTTGGTTTCTGACAAGACCGTTCCTTTTGTTGACCGATTAAAGGAACTACAGAAAGCGCAATCTGATGCCACTTTAATAGCTCAGATATTTGGTACAGAAAACCAAAATGCCGTAAACACCATTCTCGATAACATCGACTTTGTGGAAGAGTTGCAGGGTAAGATTGTGGGAACAACTACAGCAACTGATCAGGCTAACATTGTAATGAGTGGTTACAATGAAACCATGGCGCGAACTAAAGCGTGGTTTAATGATTTAGCCATTGGAATGTTTGATGTTACTTCTAAAGTCACACCCTTTGTTGATGGTTTGGCCGGTGCGGTTTCTGTATTTGCAAACATGGCTAATGCAGGTAAAGGGGTTAAGTTGCTTTTTGGCACACTTAAAACCATGCCTGTTGTTGGCAAACTGGTAACATTGGGTAGCTCTATTGCTTCCGGTGGTTTTGCAATGATGGGAACGGCTGCCAATGCTTTGGGAGTTGCCATTATGAACATCCCAATCATCGGGTGGATAGCTGCGCTAATTGCTTTGATCATTGCCTGTATCGTCTACTTTGAAGACTGGGGCGCATCAGTGTTATTATTCATGGGTCCGTTGGGTTTAATCATTAATGGCATAATGGCTCTGAAGAATAATTGGGAAAGTGTGACAGAAGCCTTTGAAAAAGACGGCATATTGGGAGGTTTGAAGCGGATTGGCATAGTGTTACTGGATGCCGTGTTATACCCAGTACAACAATTGTTGGGCATGCTTTCGAAAATACCCGGGCTTGGTGATTTAGCGGTAAAAGGCTTTAATAAGATAGCTGCAATTCGTGAGAGCTTAGACCTTGAAGGTAAAATTGAGCTTGAAACCAAGGAGGATAAAAAGAAAGAGAAAAACGTTGCTGTAGAGGCTGAAAAGCAAACGGCAAAAGAGAAAACATTTGCCTTAGAAAAGGTAAGCCCGGTATTAACACCAAGTAGGTTAGCTACCGGAGGCAATAAAACAAGTAATGGTTTGCAAGGTTCCGGAGGAGGAAGTTCCATAAAGAACATTACCCAAAAGATTGATATTAAAAACTATTTCACCATTGGTGCGAATTCTGACAAAGCAGAGTATGAAGTTTTTGCTGAGAAGATTGTAAGAGCACTAAATGATAAGCTTAGTGACGGAATGGTGGCGGCGAGCATGTAATAAAATATCAAGTAGTGAGATTATGAGTATGGAGAATAAAACAAACATAGATATACGCTTTGTGAGTAATCTGTTGAGTGAGGTTTATCAGGTGAATTCACCTTTTTATTTGCCTTGGTTCATAGAGCACAATAAAAAAGCCTTGCCTTATCCGGGTGTTGAACTGGAGGCAGAATTGGATTATGAAAACGCTCCTGTTCGTTACGGACAAAAAGCGTTTGGTTCGTTTTGGTTAAAGGGTGGAAAGTATAAGGCTTATGAGCCTAATGGAGAACTAAGGGAAAAAGAATATTCAGACTTGTTAATGCCATTGGCTTCGATGGTTGATTTTGATCGACCAAAGAAAGTGACAAAGACAGGGAAATTTAAGGAGCTGTGTGAAGTTGATGATTGGAACATTACTATTAATGGGATTATTCTACCGGATAAAGAAAACCCGGTTGGGCAACGAACGGTAGCTGAGCAAATGGATGCAATACAGAAATTTCATGAGATAGCCGGAAGTATCGAAGTGGAAGGACAATTGTTTGCTCAACGTCATATCTCGCGCATTCTACCGCTTAACCTGTCGTTTAAGCCTGTGCAGGGCCGTCCGAACATGATGCAGTTTAGTATTGATGCCATTAGTGATGAAGATTTACTGTTAACCGACTTAATATGAGTACTCATGCTTTATATGGCGAATTGGTTTTTCCTACGCATAATGGGCGACAAGGCTTTCGGATACGTCGCTTTAACGAGGTAAGGATCGAAAACAGTTGGCAGTCGTTAACCGATACCGCAGAAATTACCACCCCGAAGAATGCAAAGGATTTCGATCGCTTTAAAATTAGCGAATGGTTTCGCGAGGGTGATCCGGTTGAAGTGTGGTTGGGTTACGATGGTGAGCTTGAACTAGAGTTCTCGGGATACATTACAAAAGTGTCTGCCGGAATTCCCCTGGTCATTAATTGCGAGGATGAAATGTACAAGCTCAAGCGCAATGTTGTTAGTGTAAGCAAACAGGATTGTGGCTTAAAGGAATTATTGGAGGCCATTGCCCCGGGTTATAAAGTTGTTTGCGATAATACGCACTTAGTAGGCAATGTTCGCTACTCTAAGAAGGCAGCAAGTGAGATACTCGAAGACTTAAAGCAGAAAGGAATATACAGTTGGTTCGAAGGTAAGGAACTGCACGCTTTTAATAAATCGAAAAGCGATATCGATCCTGTAGATGTGAAGCTTGAAGAAACTGCAGGAGAAAGTCTCAAGCAAAAAGCCATTGAAGACACGATGGTAATCATCAGCCTAATTCGCAAAAAAGGCAAAAAGCTGAATGTTGAGTATGGTGACCAAGGCGCAGGCAAACGCTTAAGAAAAGAGCTAAGCGGAATGAATATCACAGAGGTCGAAATGAGAAAGGAAGCCGAAAAGATGTACAAAGATGCCAAGCAACCCGGCTTAGATGGTGATGTGACATTGTTTGGTATTCCACGTGTTCAGCACGGTATGAAGATAAATTTAACAAGTATGCATTATCCCGAGAAAGATGGCATGTATTACATCGATACAGTAACCAAGACCTTCTCGCGTGAAAGTGCTGAGTACAGGCAAGCTTGTAAAATGGGAGATCAGGCGGTATGACATACATCAGTGAATTAAATCGTTTTGACAAGCTGTTTAAACATCATTTAAACGAAAATGCAAAAGCCACGTTAAGGTGGGTGACTGCTACAGAAGTGAATTGGGATGAGCAAACCATGACGGCAAACGATAGTGATGACCTACCCTATCACGAGGTTCTTTTAGGTGTTGGAAACATAGCTATAAAACCAAAGGTGAATACCGATTGCCTGATAGCTATTGTTGAAGGTGACGAGGCGACGGCCTTATTACTGTATGCCGATGAAGCTGAGTTAACACAGTTTAATGGTGGTGTGAATGGTGGCTTAATCAAGATTGTAGAGCTAGAAAGTAAGCTTAATGACTTGGTGGACAAGTTTAACAACCATGTTCACAGTGGAGTAATTACAGCTGTTACTGGAGGTAGTGGTTCCCCTGCCGTTGGAACTTCGGGCAATACAGGTTCACCAACATCAACTGCGGATGATTTTAATAAGGATGATTTTGAAGACCCAACAATAACGCACTAATGGACGGAATTTTAATTGATAAAGACTACGAGTTGATGATCAGACCCAAGCTAGACAGCAGCGGTAAGATCGTGAGCGGTTTAGTTGTTGGAGACAATACCGACCAATGAGCTGCTTTGGTGTTGCAAATGAGTCAGGGTGAATTGAAAGAAGATCCGCTTCTCGGGGTTGGATTAACAAAATACATCAGAGGCAAGTTTAGCCAGTCGCAAATTGATCAGCGCATACGAGCGCATTTTATCCGTGCAGGCATCAACTACGATGAATACAAGGATAAGATAATCATGAATATTAAAACAGAAGAATAATGAAAGTAATAATTGATAATGGACACGGTGTGAAAACACAAGGTAAATGCAGTCCGCTTTGGCCTGATGGTTCGATTTTATACGAGTATGAGTTTAATCGTGATATTGCCAAACGTCTTGCGAACACGTTAGATTATTTCGGCATCGACAATGTTATAATTGTTCCGGAGATTGAAGATATCTCATTAGCAGAAAGGGTAAAGCGCATTAACGAGTATCACGAAGAACACCCAGATAGCTTCTTAGTTTCTATTCATGCCAATGCAGCTTCAGTTAGAAGTGCCAATGGTTGGGAAATTTTTACCTCAAAAGGCGAAACCAAAAGCGATGCGCTTGCTGAGCAATTTGTAAAAAGTGCTAAAAACAATTTAAGAGGCTTTAAGATTCGAAAAGACTTGTTGGACGGTGACAGTGATAAGGAAGCTAACTTCTACATTCTTAAAAATACCCGGTGCCCGGCAGTATTAACTGAGAACTTATTCATGACCAATCAACGAGACTGTGAATTCCTCATGTCTGAGAAAGGCAGGCGAGCAATTACAAAGCTTCACTTTGATGCCATCATGCGAATTATCAAATCTCAAACACTATAAGCGATGAAGAATCTAATTAAAAACTTATTAAGTAGCAGTAACGACGCCAGTCACAAACGACTAATAGCTATTGGTTCCTTCTTGGTGTTGGTGGGTATGGTAGTGTTAAAAGCTAAATCATGTCCGGTAGACTCTACTTTGGTTTATGTGTTTGCTGCATTAACAGGAGGACAAAGCTCCTTATCGGTGTTAGAAAAAATTATCAACCGCTAAATCTACTATTATGGAACATTTAAACCTCATTCTTAATCTAATTTTTGGTGGCGGTCTTATCGTCTCGTTAGTGACTTTACGTGCTACCAAAAAGAAAGCAACGGCAGAAGCAAAGGCATCTGAACTTGATAATGTACAGGAAGCTATCACCATCTGGAGGTTGATGGCCGAAAATCTTCGGAAGGAACTGGAGACATCCCGTGTTAATTATGAAGAGATGAACAAGCAGGTAGACGGCTTACGAAAAGCCGTCACAAGACTAACAAATGTAAATAACAGAATGGTGAAACTATTGGATAAGATTACACCCGAGAATCTTGAGTCGATGGTTGAGCAAATTAAAAAGATTCATCATGATAATTAGATCGAAGTACGAAGTTCGAAGTCCGAAGTTCGAAAAAGCAATCTTGTTTGTACTAATGATATTCTGCATGGTAATGCTTTCGTTAGTAACCGGATGCAAAACGGTAAAGAAAACCACACAAATACAAGCAAAAGTGGAAACTACTCAAAGCGATCACGTGCAAGTGGTGACCGATAGCATTGTTTCTGTTGTTGTAAGTGATGTTGTGGTTGATGAAACCGAAACAAGTGACAGTCTTGTGGTAAATGAAGTAACGGTTGTGTTAAGCAAGCCCAATTCTATTGGTGCTCAATATCCCGAGCGGATCATTTATAAAGAATCTAGTAATGTAAAACATACTAAGAATGGTATTAAACAGCATAAAGATTCTATACTCACTACCAATTATCAAAAACAATACATCGAAGACACCAAAGCACACAAAAAAGAACAGGTTTCTAAAACTGAAAAGCGAGAGGTGAAAAAGCCACCTGCTCTGATGTGGTTATCGATTATTTTGGGTTTAGCCGTGACAATTATCGCTTATCTCATTTTAAGGCGATTTAATCTAATAAAATAGCAAATTGGTGTAAATAGTCGCAAAAGGGGTTGACATTTTAATTTAAACAGCATTTAAACAGTAAAAATGGCAAGTATCAACGTTAGCGAGAAACAAAGTGTGTTTGATATAGCAGTTCAAAAGCTTGGTTCGTGTGAAGCGGCTTTTGTTTTAGCTCTGCAAAACGGTTTGTCTGTATGCGATGAACTTGCTCCCGGAACTTGCATAGAATTACCACAGCAGTGGAATAGCAAATTAGCGGATTACTTCACTAAAAAGAACCTTGTTCCTTCGACATACTCGGAAGAAGCTGCTGCACCGCAAGAGAACATACAGGTTATTTACTGGAGTAACGACCTCGAGCGTGTAAGTGGTAAGAAAGTAAGCGAGCGACAAAGTTTGTTTGATGTATCCCTGCAGTATTGTGGAAGCCTTGAGGCGGTGATGGAATTGGCTCTGCTTAATGCTTTATCCCTTACGGATGAATTAAGCCCCGGTCAATTGCTAGAGATACCTAATGTGGTAGATGGTGATGTGGTGAGTTACTTCAGTAATAAAGGAATTGTACTGGAAACGGTATCGCAAGAAGACAATGAGGAAGCAATACCAACCCTAGAAGGAATAGATTACTGGGCAATAGAAGTGGATTTTATTGTTTCATAGTGCACTACCAGAGTGCATAGTAAAAGGTATAACCAAGCTGCAAAAAGCTAACAGCTCGCAGCTATCAGCTAGAAGCAAAAAAATGGCAAGATCAATAACCGAAATAAAAAATAGTATATGTGTTGAGTTTATGAGTAACCCAACCATGGCTGCATATTACGGCTTTAATGTTGGGGAAGCTTTTGATAGTCGATTTTCGAAAGTGAGCTTCGAAAGCATTCTATTTTATATTGTCGCCTCTTCGATGTTTGTGTTAGAATCTAATAACGATAAGCACAAAGCTGATGTGAATGCTTCTTTAAATGAAAGAGGAACACACGGCGGCCAGTGGTATGTAGAGCTAAGTAAAGCGTTTCAGTATGGAGATGAATACAATACAATTACAGGTAAGTATGATGTTATTGATGAAAGTAAGCAAATTGTTGAATATGTTGCAGCAGATGAGATTGGGCGATCAGTATTTCTTAAAGTAGCTCGTTTAGTTAATGGTGAATTAGCTGCTTTAAGTGATGAGCAATTAGCTGCATTTTCTACCTACATAAGAAAAGCGAAAGACTTTGGTGTTGATGTAAAAATCATTTCTGCCGATGGTGATGATGCGAAGTTCGAGATTGACATTTGGTACGATCCTACTGTTTTAGATGACCAAGGAATGTTATTGGATGGTAGTGGTGTAGAGCCTGCTTTAGATACTGTAAAGTCACATATTAAGAATCTTCCTTTTAATGGAGAGTTTCAAATTGTACGAATGGAAGATGCTTTACAAGCTACAAAAGGTGTGGTTATACCTGAAGTAAAATTAGCCGAAACAAAATACGCGAATAACGATTGGAAGCTGATTGATGCAAAAGTGAGACCTGAAGCCGGGTATATGGTAATTGCTCCTGAGAACTTAACCTTTAATTACAGGCCATACGATGGAAATTAACTGGAATAAGTTTATAGTACTGCTCTTGCCAATTAAAAAGCGAACGGCTACCATCTTCTCTTTTATAAGGGCCATGTTAGCACCCATTGTATTTCTGTACAATCAGATTAAGAAGGATGAAGCTGAAGTAAATTATGAGTTGGCTCATACTTCGCAAGTATGGTCGATAGAAGCGGTATTGAATGATGCCTTTGATGTTGATGAAAGGAGAATATATACAAGCGACTCCGGAGGCCACGAGGTAATTGCTTTGTTTCCTGATGATGATTGGAAAGAAATTGTACTTCAGCCCGATGACCAAGCAGAAGCTGTAATAGTTTTACACCCTGACAGTAGTTACGATGGCGGCGAATATGATGCCATCGTACATGTGCCATTCACCTTAACAGAAGGTCAAACATACCGCATGAAAGCACTTATCAATAAGTATAAATTAATAGGAATAAGATACGACATAAGAACCTTATAACATGGAAAAACAACTAATACTACCCGATACCGACTTTGCCCTAACCGCAAGTACACTAGCCTACATGCAAGAGAGTTACTCCTTCCTTGAAAAGCTTTGCGCCCTTGGAGGGGATAGCTATTACCTGAGTGGTTGCGAGTTGGGAGATTATTATCATATGTCACCCGGTATTATTGTTCTGCGGGGCGAAGTAATGCCATTTGTGGGAGGCAATACCATGGTGAGCCCTAATTTCAGAATCGTGCGTAATACAACACCGATTACCGTAGGCATTGCCTCACGCAAAGAAGTAAGTGTATACGCTGAGATAGGCACAAGCTCAATTCCTGAAGAGAATGTGCCACGTGACGAAGTTGTACGTATCCCGAGTATTCGTGAGCTCTATGCTGGTCACGAGAAAACAAAGCTACTATCACGCATCGCCTCAAAAAATAATTACATCTTAACCGGATGCCTTGGCGAACGCCCGGCCGTTGGTTTTGGGTACGTAGTTATCGACCAAAATGTGATGTATTTGCCAGCCGGAAATCTAAACGAAGCTGCCTTCATTAAAGTTAATACCGATACCGTTCCTTTCACGGCGGAATGGACAACTAACAGTACCGGGAGCGTGGCATTTAGTGATCTCAAGGAGTTTTATACCAACGAGGTGCTCAAAGAAAAGGCAGATGAAAGCCTCAGTCGCTTAGGTGATGTAGAAGCCATAGCTGCTGCGAATAAGACTTTGTCGCTAAGTAATAAAGCGCGCTTGGACGAAATTAATGCGCCTATTGAGTGGGTGCAGTTGACAGCTCCTGCCCAAGAAGGTGTTACTATTGATACATCTAACGCTTATGTTGGTCTAGGCTTAAAAAATGAAATTCGATTTAAAGGCTCAATAGTGACCAATTTTACTGGACAGGTAATAGGTATGCAATTGTTTCAACTCCCTGAACAATTTAGACCAGACCGTAATTTAATATTACACGTTACAATTGGTGAAGATTGGATTGATGCAGGGACGCATGAGATTCTTTTAATGCCTGATGGAGGGTGTCATTCTCAATCAGGTTCTGGTATATTTAATCTTGATTGTCTCAGCTACATAAAAGAATAACCATGTCGATACAACCCGTACAAACCCACAAGAACCGCTTTAAAACAGGCCTCAAGCCCTTGCAGCAGCACTTTTGGGACATCTTCGATTCTTATAGGCATAAAAGCGATAAAGTCCCGGTTGCTGATGTTGAAGGCCTTGACGAAGCAATAGGTAATCATCATCACGATGAGACTTATGTACGTAATGTTGGTGCAAGGTTTTGGAATATGGCCAAGGCCTTTTACGGCTTGTTTAGCTTTGAGAATATTACAGCCAATTGGACGTATTCTTTCCCTAATAAATCGGGTACAATTGCGCTTGTGGATGATATACCCAATATTCCAACCATCCCGGATGTACCTGACGCAGGTTTCGGTTTAAAGGATGAAGATGGAAAGCGAAAGCTTGATTTATCACAATTGCCTGTTTTTGTGTGGCAATTAGTCACTATAACAGTTCCTACGACTCCAAGTGTTGGGCAAATTCGGTTTAATAATTATCCTATAAGCGATGGTTCACGCATATACATTCATAAGACAATGTATAATGCACTTGGTCATATACGTAAGGTCAATTTTTTAAAGGATTTATCTGAGGGTGATATTATTTACCTTCAGTCGGGAGAGCATACAAATAATGGTACGGATTATAATTTTTATGGTGAGCTGATAGTTTCAAGCGTTACTGACCACGGTGATTATGTTGAGATTGTTTACACCTTAGCTGATAATGCATTTGTTCAACACGATAGTGGTATATTGTTACAGCTTCAATTTATACCCAAAGGTGGTGGAACTTCTCAACCTTCAGCAACAGGTTTACCATCTACATGGGAAGCTGATGTAGCTGCTATTCGTCTATTAAATATTCATGATAACGGTATGGATGTGGGTAACTATGCCACTGGTGCGATTTATGAGTATAGCGAAACTGAAAGTACTGCCGATGATGGTGATGTGTATTTAAAACCTGATGATGTTAGTGGCGATGGTCGTTGGATCAAAAAGAAAGTATTTAGTGTTAATGGACACCTACATAATCTATCCGAAGTAACACCTTCAGCGGGTAACGCCAAACGTTTCATTGTAGTTGATGAAAATGGTAATGCCATTGGTTATACAAACTTTACTTATGATACGGTTCTTTCAACCACAAATGTAGATGTGAGCGACATTGCAGTTGGTGAAAAAAAGATTCTAACGGTTGAGAAGTTAGCAGATGGAACTGCTGTTGTTAGTGAAGCCATTGCACAGTTGGATAAACTAGGAGCACCAACACTTTCAGCTCATCTTGATGAAACAAATCCGCTTTGGGATGGAGACGAAATAAGCATCACAGGAGATAATTTGAGCGGAGCATTAGGCGAAAATTCGCAAGAGTACCGGATTGGCTCAGATTTTTTTCTTTGTACGGCTCATTCAAATGGGACTACTTCCGCTGATGGTTGGGCAACCTGGGTAAGAAATCGAGGTCAGGATTCATTGACACCAGGTATTGCTCACGATGATTTAATCATTGCCGAACTTGAAGATATTGCTGGATGGAGTACGGCAGGCTTTAAGCAAATTAATTCAAAAAGTAAAAAAGGCACTTGGTTTAGAAGAAGTACAGGAGGTGCATATTACGCTTGCATCGATAAAAATAACGGATGGACAAAGCTTGATTTTCCAGATACTACAACTTTAGAAATTACGAGTACATCTCATCCTATTCTTACGGCTAATTTATCAGCTCATGACTTTGCGACTAATGGTATGTATGATGAAAGTTTAGATGCCACCAATGAAGAAGCTGAACAAGGACAAGAATATTGGGACACAGCGAATAATGCATGGTACAAGAGAAATATGAATGGGTATTGGGCAAAAATGACTTAAGATGAAGATATTAAAACAAAATGGTACAAGCGGTAAGATACTGCGAGCACAAGGGAGTGGCAAGGTGTTGAAGCAGAATTATAATTATGGTAGTAGTGGTAAGTTTAGAGCCGGGATAAAACTTAATGTCAAATTGCCAGATGCAGGTTTAGCAGTTGATGAAGGCTTTTCATTTACCACTTACCTAAAAAATGTAAAAGACATTACTACCGCAAAAACAGGCTATATCTCATTTGATGATCAAAACTCAAAAGCGATATCTCTATCTATTCAAGAAGACGTGGCATCTGGACAATACAATTTGTACTGGAAGAATACCCCTTTTTCTCATTCTCATAATAATAACCTTATATTTTGCGCATTTAAAGGACTTACGGCTTATGTGAATCAATCTTCAATATCAATGAGTTCATTAGAAGTTCCAACTATTCTTAAGAGAATAATAGTTGGAACGTCTAGTTATTATTCAAGTACAATAGGTAACGTAGATAATTATTCAAACTTGCAAATACATGAGCTGACTATTTATTCACGTGTTATATCGGATAATGAATTAAATCATAAATACAGTAACGGTCTAGGCAATGATGACCTTAATAGTAGCGGTATATATGCGAAGTATTATTTCAATAATGCTGCAATTCTTGATTTTTCAGATGCACAGGATGGCAGTGATATGCGAGTGGGAGTTGAAGATGCTTCAGGAAATCATAATCATGGTGAAATTATTGAATTGCCGGCTGGTACGATACAGGAACAGCTTGATTACGCCAACTTAAATGTAATTAACTCATGGTAAAGATAGGATTGATACAAGCACAAAAATATAATCCTGACAATTACCAAGAGATCGTCAAGGATAAATTTCAGGATATTGAGCTCTTAGGAAACTCATACAAAAAGCTCTTTGCCTTCAATCAATACATAGACGGTTATGACTTTGATTATGTATTTAATAGCGAAGATGAATTACAGGCTTGGTTACAGGACGAACAATACCCGCCTTTGTTCAAGTACTTCTTAATGCCAGTCGAAATCATCCCCGCAGTTAAGCAATATGCTGGCTTTGTTTATCAATCATTTCCTGAATTCATTTTTGATTACATCAAGGAAACTGACACCGTAGAAGTTGAGGGAGTAGAGATACAAGTCCCTACCAACTCAATAAAGCTAATACCCTGCAATTGCACAAGGTGGACGGATGAGGGCATAATGATGTTGGATGCGGTAATTGAAAACTGGAATGTGACATACCCTAATAAGGTAATCGATTTTCAGGTGAAGTTTGAAACTTATAAGGAATTAAAAGCCTTTTTAGAGGCTAATAAATAAAACTTAAAGGAGGTAAAAGAGCCTCCGACTCATATTGAGACTCTCACCTCTCAATACACAAAAGTGCGCGAACACTACGCCGGAGGCCATTAAGCCTTTGGGCGGTGTTCGCGCACCTTTTTTTGTACATGTTGTGAGAGATTGCAAATATAAGTAATCAAAAACATTTTTATTGAATGAACAGAACATTTTCGAGTGCCCCATTACCTTTTATGGGGCAAAAGAGACGTTATTTAAAACAATTTAAACAGGCTTTAAACAGCTTTAAGGACGAAACCTTGTTTATAGATTTATTTGGTGGCAGTGGTTTGTTGGCTCACACCGTTAAGCGTGAGCGACCTGATGCACAAGTGATTTACAACGATTTTGATGACTACCACCAAAGGTTGTTAAATGCTGACAGAACCAACAACATGCTCGAACACATTAGGAACATAGTAAAAGATTGTCATAAGGATAAAAAGTTGCCTAACGAAATTAAGAACCGGGTTATAAATTACATCACCAAAGAAGAAAAGAAAGGCTTCGTGGACTATATTACCCTGTCTTCTTCCTTGCTGTTTAGCATGAACTATTCTACCACCTTGCAGGGCTTCGAAAAACAAACCTTATACAATTGTGTTCGCCACAGCAACTACGATGTTAGTGGCTATTTAGATGGCTTAATGATCGTTAATTATGATTATAAAGAGCTGTTTAACAAATACAAGCATTTGGACAATGTGGTTTTCCTTGTAGACCCACCGTACCTAAGTACAGAGGTGGGAACTTACAAGAACTACTGGAGACTTTCGGACTACTTGGATGTTTTAAACGTACTGAAGAATAATTCGTATGTATACTTCACTTCCGACAAGTCTTCGATAGTGGAACTGTGCGAGTGGCTAGAAAAGAATTTGGAAGCTACCAATCCCTTCGAAGGTTCGATAAAGTACGAAATGCCAGTGAAGGTGAATCATAATGCAGGTTATACCGATATTATGCTGTATAAGCCGAAGTATGTGAGTAGCGTTTCGGGTGCAGTATTGTTTGAAGAGCCTATGAGTACTTAAAATAAAGGCAGCCTATTGGGCTGCTTTTACATTGCTATAAAATTGCTCTCTTAATTTTTCGATGGCCTCTTGGTGTCCGTTGTTGGGTAAATCATAAGATGAAAAAAGATATTTTGCACTGTAGCCAATATCAATAATATTCTCTTTGCGCTTTTCAATGGCACTCTGTCTTTTAAGTCTGCTCATTTCTTCCGCTTGTACTTTTACAAATTCACCATAGCATATAACAATGCAATTTGCAAAGTAAGCTTTTAAATCATCCATACTTGGGGTAATCAATAAAGACACTTGAGCTACTTTTAGTACCTTATCGTAGTAGCGTTCCTTATAAGTGTCGATTGCTACTTGTGCTTCGTTAAAGAAACGTTGCTTAAAACTTGCCAAGGTAATTAAGGAGCTATAAAAGTCTAAGACAAAATCCATTCTACCTTGCAGCGTATCAAGGTTCTTGGTGGTGGCCATGATCTCGAGACTTTCCAATAATTGAACTCCTCTCGATTGTATTTGCATTATCTCAAATGCTGTAGCTTGCTTTTCTTTGGTAGTACTTTTAGTGTTTTTCTTTTGATTCGATTTTTGTGCTATAGCTACAATAATACCAAGGACAACACCAATTAAAACAGGTATACTCATATTTAAACGCTGTTTAAATTATAGAATTGTAAAACGATCTATCGTATTCGTAGCAACCGTTTCGAAACCTTTAAGCGGTACATTAATGGTGCTGCCTACAGTATTTGTTAAGGTGTACGATGGTATTAATTCACCTTCAGTATTTACGTAACTTAACCCGGTACACTTAAAAGTATCTGCTGTTGTAAATGCCTGTACTTTACCGCTGTTAACTTCGGTGTATTCATAGTCAATCTTCAGCTTAAGACTTTTGCCCAGGTATAACTGTTTTTGTTTTTCGAAAAAGCCATTCACCAAGAACGGTGGGTGTGTCATGTTCGTTTTTGTTAAGCGATAAAATAAAGTGTCGCTTGGTGAAATAAGGTGAATCCACACTTGTGGCCTGCTCTCATCCTGCTCTGCTTTAACAATCTTATACTGCTTGTTAATTACTGCAGCATCAGTAATCTTATTCTTCCACTCTTTAGCCGGGTACAATTCGCTAAGCTCTACAATGGTAGCGGTCTGACCATATAAACAACTAATTTTAGCAGGTGGAATGTTGGTAAGGCTATCGTAAACAGCTTGTGAGTGAGCCGCTGTTGTACATAGTAAAACGGTTAGGAAAATAAGTACTCTCATGGTGTTTGAATTGTGTTACTATACAAACTTAAAAAAGCCTATTGAGAAATTCAATAGGCTTTTAGTATGGGAGTAGAAATTTATTAATTGGGAGGCATGTCTATGTTGATGCTATTAGACTTGTTCATTGCTTTTGTAAATCCAACCTTTTCACCTTCCTTAAATGCTTCCTTTTGGATTTCTTCAATGAAATCTGATATTTTGGCCATTCGAGCCATTTGGATAAGTGGATTCTCAGTTTTTCCTACATCATTAATCTTTGCTAATAATTCTTCGAATAATTCTTCTTTTGCTTTCATATTAAAACATGCTAGTTTGTTGTTGAACGGCATTTGTTTGTGGCTTAAATAAACGCACTTTCTTAGTTTCTGATAAGTAGCGACTATCTACGGTTGCTACACCTGCATCGAAGAAAATCTTAATATCACAGGCGTGCATAATGTCGTTGCTGCAGGCAGGCTTCTTGTAGGCAGTCCCAAAGCTTACAAGAACTACGATGAGTTTGCGCTTTATAAATGTGGCATTAAGTTCTTTTAATTGCTCGTAGGTGAATTGCATGTACTGTACAGAATCGATAATGGCCATGCGGTAATAATTGCGTTGTATTTTATCCAGTAGCGTTTCAAAATCGATATTCATGCCTACATAGAGCTTCTTACTTTCGATGTTGAAGTTGTTGGAACGATCGCGCATGCTCTTTTTAAAGGCTTCTTCGTGTGAGCAATAAAGAGCTTTTGCTCTAAATCGACTCGAAAAGAAGTTGGCTAATTGCATGATCCAAACACTTTTACCACTACCGCTGGTGCCGTAGCAAAAGATGAGTGTTTTGCTCTCAATCATACCAAGCATTTCGTTGTAATGGTCTCCCATGTCCAACTCATCATACTTCTTATTCTTGAGCGTATTGATGTTAATTATTTGTGGTTTCATTTCAGATTGTTATTCCTTTGGTTTAATGCTTTCGATTTTAATGGTCTCTCCGCAACATGGGCAGATGCAAGTAATGCGCAGATCGAACTCGCTACCGCATTTTTCGCATTCGTGCCATAATTCGTGGTTAAATGTTGCTTTCATTTTCTTACTTTTTCTTTGCTTTCATAGCAATGTAACTGCCAATAGTACCTCCTGTAATGGAGCAAATAACCACCGGAATAAACTCAAGCCTAAAGTTGTTGATGATTTCTATCATACTTACCGCTCCAATGGCAATGCTTACCAACCAAGCAAGGTTTACGAATACACCACTAATTAAGACCTGTGGGATGTGGTTATTTGATACGGCTTTTACATTCCATGTCCTGAAGCCGATGAATATTAATTGTGTTAAAAACACGGTTATGCTATACTGGATGATCATCTTAATTAAATATTTGTTTGCCTTTTGTGTAGGCTTCGTTAATAATAAACATGCTTAAAGTTTCTTGTGCGTTCTCGGGTGATGGTGCAAAGCGATGAATTTTAAAGGCTAATTCAAATGCACTTTCGCACTGATGGTATTTTACACTATGCAGCAATTCTGCTGCTGTGCCTGCTGATGGTATGGCGCAATAGCCGTTCCATCCGATACGTTTGCTTATTTGGGTGTATATGCTTGCCATTAGTTACAGTTTAATTTTGCATATTTTTTTGCCAAGGCTTTGATCTTTTGAAGCTGCCCGGTTAAATCCTTTATTCCTTCTAACATGGATTCTTTATGAAGGTACAAGGAGCTTCCCATTAAGTAGTAGTCTAAATTCCAAATCTCTAACTTCGCAATTGGTTCACATTCCCCTTTGTTGTAAATCCTAAGTTGGAGGCCTCCAATCGTCCCGAGTTCTAAAGCAAATTCATACTTGACAGCATGGTCAGGAAGTAGTGTTTGTTCTGCAATAATGGAGTTAATGGCGTTAATTTGCTTAATGATTTTAGTGCGTTCGGCTTTAATCCACTTTGCATCTTTTTCGGTTTGTGTCATATTCTTAATTTTTAACTGATAAATCTTTCAATTTTTGATCTCTCACCTCTTGCTTATCGCGGATGGAAGCAAGCTGTTTAAAGAGCTTCTTCAGATCGTCTACCGTTTTAAATGCCCACAGGCCTTTACGGTTAACCATGCCTTTCTGCAGTTGGCTTTCGCTCAATATCCATTGATATTGCTTCTTAGCAAGCTCGTTATTTACAGGCGACCAGTCTTTGGGTGTGGCTGTAATGCCTCGCTCATTAAGAACTAAAAGGCACTTGTTGCGCCATGTGCGTAGCAGCTTCTGTTCGGCTTCGCTTGGTGCATTGTTAGGCTTTGGAGTCTTAAGCCGATTTAAACGCTGCTGTGCATCTGCAATTAAAGAATCTAGCTGCTGTTCGTTTAAATCGGTGGTGCTTGTTACGCCAAATTGAGCCTCTACAATCACTTCTTTGTGACGTGCTTCGCCCAATGCTAACAATAGACGGTGATAACGCTGCCGTTTTTGTTTGATGGTTAGAAATGCTGTCATAAGGCTATTTGTTTTCGATGCGTTTGTCGTAGCTAGATAGTTTTTGTGTTTGTGTGCTCTTGGTTTCTTCTTTTCTAAGGGCGTTAATGCTGCCCCAAACGATGAACCCAATCACTCCAAAGCATCCTGCTAGTGTGAAATAATCGTACCATTCCATATTGTTTGTTTTTGGTTAATATCTATGATGTTCTGAAAAATTCACGACCAATAAATCTTGTGTATTCCGGGGGAATTGCTTCGGCTAATTCTTCATCCCTGGTAATCCAATCAATTCCCATGGCATATTTCCATGTTTCTTTGATTGTACGCTTCTTAAACTTTGGCTGAACAGCCTTTCCCTTACCTGACTTCTTAATCCCACATTTGCCATAAACGGAAACATAATCACCTTCGGCAACAGAACCATTTTTCTTTGGCATAACAGGGTTCATTGCCCACCAATTCACTAGTTCAAAATGACGTTTGCGTAATACTTTTAATCCAAACATATCACCACGTAATACAATATCTGGTCGTAAGGGTGCATTTGGCACATTTTCAATAACACCTGGCAAACCTGTCTTTTGCATTAATTCACGAAGTTCATCCAGGTTATCACGATAAATTTTCACTTTTTGTCTTAAATGAGCAGTTGAAACACTGTACTCCTGACAAGGTGGTGAAGCATGCAAATGTGTGTAGTCTTGCCAATTGCTTTTAAGAAACTCAACTGCATCAGCCTGGACAAACTCAAACGGATAATTTGCTTGTGGCTCAATATCAATGCCTGTTATCTCTATTTTATAACCTAAATCCAAAGCAGCTTTATGGTAACCCATAGAACAACCCCCGGCTTTACAGCATAAGTCTAGTAGTTTTATAACTTTTTGAGACATGATAATGATTGTTTAAATAGTGTTTAAATGCGTATGCATTGTTCCTGTGGGTGGAATCGAACCACCCGAGAACCATTCAGGAGGATTATTCTTTGTAGGCTTTTGTTTTATCTACCATGTTTTTGGCAGCTTCCTCAAGGTCGAAACTAAAGAAGTCTAGTATTGGGCTCTCAGCAATGGCATTGATCTCAAAATCAATGGTCATTCCATTCATTCCGTCCATGATGTTGTCGTAGGCTTTTTTAATGTCATTAGTTTTCACTAATATTTGCGAGGTCGCTTTGCGTTCCTTTCCGCTAATGGCATCAATAGCTAAAAAGGACACTTTACACTTAAACCATCGGTCGCCATCTTCATTGTCGAAGATTTCGGTGTAGTTTGCTTTGCGAACATTGGTAACAGTGAACTCACCGCTTATTATTTGCTCCATTTCTTTATGAATACGAGCTTCAGCTTCGGTGAATGAAACTGCATCTAAAAGGTAGGTTTCAGATACTTTCTTTTGTTGCCCCGAAGCCTCGTCTATCTTGTGGTACTTTACTTTGCACTCAAATAAGTTGTTCATTATTGTGTTTGTTAAAGGTTTAAATGGTGTTTAATTGCTAGTTGGTAATTCAACTTTAAGAGCTGAGAAATTCAGCGAAATTGCTTTATCCTTGTCAGTATCATCTTTCTCAAAGAAGCTTATGGAGTAGCTAATGCCACGTTCTACAAAGCTCTCTTCGATTAACTCAATGGCACGAACCCAACGATTATCTTCGTAGTTTGTTTTCTGCGAGATAAGGATGTTTAAACTAGCCCTAGAGAAGTCACCCTTCTTATTCTTTGCCATTAATGCAGCGATGAATTTGTAGTCTGCAAGGCTGCGCTTTTTCACCGTATCTTCTAAGAACTCGTTAATTAGAGGGATGGCCATATCCAAACGCTCATCGTTCTCGATCACCTTGTTGCGTTCTAAACGTGCCATTGCACCTGTCTCGTTGTTTCGTAAACTGAAACCACCTTTACTGTTGGTTCTGATGTCGCCATATCGGTTAGCCTGTTCTCTAAATTCTTCAAAGCCGATGAAGCACTTTGTTTTAAAGGCAATTAATAGCTGTTCCAGTTCTTTAGCTTCAGCTACTAATTGAGTAACGAATGTATTACGTCCGGTTTCGTACTTCTCTTTGGCTTTTAAGCGTTCGGCAGCTTTCTCTTTTCGCTTTTGTTCTAACAACACCTCAAGTTCCTCGGGTGTTAGCTCTCCTACAGTTTTGTTTTCTATGCTCATGATTTAACTAATTATGTGTTATTAATTTTCGGCTGCTTCCAGTGTTAATGTCTTAGATTTGTGAGCTGATTTGGGAAGAATAGTGACTTCAATTTTTCTGATTACTGTTACCATGCCTTCACCTTTGCAGGTTGGGCATACCACGTCTTTAAGTATTGTGGCTGAAAATTCTAGTAATGCACCTTCTCCGCCACAGGTTCTGCATACTTCAATTGTTTGGTTTGTGAATGTTGTGTTTTTCATAGTTGTATGTTGTCGTAGTTTATTGCTGGGATGTTTGTCATTTTAATCATGTCGATGCAGTCTTTAATACCTCTGAATGTGCGCTTAGCCAACCAAGAGTGAGTTTTAAACTCAGGTTTGCGCCCCATTACAATCTCAAGCTCTTCATTGTCTACAATACCATTTGCTTTAAATATGGCTAGTGCTTCCTCTTCGGTTGGTTTCTGTAGCTGCTCGGGTAGCATAAACAGGCGGTCGCGTGTCTCACTAAATAGGTGACGGTCGCGAATTGCGCCACGGTTTAAATTGTTGATGAAGTAAGGAGTTCCTGCAAAGACGATACCGCATAAGTCTTTAAAGGCTGTCATAACATCTTTAATAATGGTGATGTTGTGGCTCTCTAAGCTACTGACTTCATCAATGCAAATAAGAATATCACGTTTGGTAACTACCGAGCGCATTTCCATTAACTGTGCTGCCATTGTGCCTGGTTTGTGACAGTCTAAAGCTTGCATCAAGCCAACAACAAACTGCTTGTTGGTTTTCACCATAGATGCATCAAAATAAACTACCTGAAAACGCTTTTCTCTTTCGATGTGCTGCTTGTACTTCTCTAAGGCAAATGTTTTTCCAAAGCCACCTTCACCAATTACGGCCATTGCTTTTTTAAGAGAATAGGCACGTTCGCATGTTTCCCAAACCTTTTTAAGGTTAGCGGTAGGTATACCTGTGTAATCTTCTGATTGCGATACATACTTCTCTATAACTTCCCAAGTCTCCAGTCCAACCATTCCAGGTTTATCCCAATTGTTTCGGATGTGGCTGAATTTAGACCCATTTGAAAAGCCTAAACGTTGTACAGCAAAGTTATTGCCCGACAATCCCGAAGCTTCCTGAAGGGTAATAATCTTATCCCTCAGCTCCCTTTTTTGCTCTAATGTGTAATCTTTCATACTTTTGTTTTAGATTGTTATTAATAATTAGGCGTACAGTTGTGGTTAGCGGTGCGCCTTTTTTTATTTCCCTATGTTTAATATTTTGCGTTGTCGTTCGCTGTAACCGTCACTCATGCCGTTCGCAACATCTTCCTGTTCTGCTTCGTTAGCGTTGGTAGCAATCTTATCTGAATCCCACCAACCAAAACCTTCAGTTCCGGTTGCTTGCATTTCACCAAGCGTGATCATTTGTTTTTCTAACTCACGAACAGAGTAATCTTGTCCCCATTCTTCTTGCTTCTGTTTGAATAGCACATACTTTGCGTTCTTACCTTCTTTCATGTCGGCCACACAAGCTGCATAGCGTTCTTTGTTGTAAGCGAAGTCGACAAATACGCTTTTCTTCTTATCGCCTGATCCGCTTTCTTTGTAAAGTGCAATCATGTCCGGGTTATCCTTATCGATGCGCACTTTAAATTTGTTCCCAAGGTTCTCGTTAGAGAAAATAAAGTCTCCAATACCATCACCGTCTGGAACAATGAAGTGATAAGCTTTATCATTGTTCTTTCCTTTGATGCTTAGTTTGATACCGTCTGTTGTATATGGGTACGGGTCACGCTGTTCGATCATAAACAAGCTTAAGCGGTCGAAGTAGTTTAGTTTCTCACGTTTCTCGTGTTCGATTGTAGTGTAACGGTCTAGTTTACTCGAGCCATAAAAACGGCCGTATTGGTCACGTTTCTCACCTCTGTTATTGAATACTTTCACCGACTTGTGAAACTGCTCTAATACTCCCTCACGATTAGGTAATTTCTCCGGATTTTTCTTGTAGAATGCTAATAGTTCCGGATTAGCCTTAGAGTTAAGGTGTTTAGTTGTAATGTTTCCCCCTTTGAAGTTTGGAAGTTTGCGCAATTCACGCTGCTGAAAGTGTCCGATGATGCTCTCAACGTATTTCGAACGGCCTTTGTATGGTTCACAAGGAAAGTGAACACGGCTCATGTTGCTCATTAAGTGCTGAACGGTATAAGAAATGTTGGCTGATGAATTATCGTACTGTATTTGGAACGGTTTGTTCTCGTATGTAATAATGGCATTACGAAGCGCATCTTCTACCATACCACTGTTTTCGGCAAATGCTACTGAATAACCTAATATTGCACCGCTGTTTGCATCGGTAACGAAGTAGGCGTATAAGTCGCTTTTAATCTTGCCGTTTTCGTCTAAGTAGTACAACTGCATGGTAGTACCATCAATAGACCAAAGTGCATCAGGGAATGATGGTGTTTCCCGATTGATAAGCGGTTGTAATTCGTTATCCGCTGCATGCTTTCCATGACGTGCGTAATACCACACCTTTTTGATTTTAGGCGTGTTTAAATGCTGTTTAATCGTTGATGTGGTTAACATTTCTTTGCCGAAAGCTTCGGCCCAATCGTTATACATTAACGATAAATCTTCCCAAGAATATTTTACAGGCTCAGAAGCCAACTGGATAAGCTTAGCGTTTATCTGTTGATCTTTCTTTTCACGGTTAACATTACCCATGCCACCGTGGATTAAGCATGAAATACCATCTTCTTTGTATGAAACAGCAAGTTTCTCAACCAACCATCTAACACTCGTTACAACTCCCTTTTTGAATTTTACTAAAGGAGGGGTGGCTGTTTGCTCATTTAAACAGCGTTTAAATACTTCTTGTCTAAAATCTTTGATGCTCTTAAAGCCTAATTTGCGAGCTTTCTTTACATCAAATTCATTGATTATTCGCAACCAAGCAGCTGCACGTGCTATCTGATGAACTTCGCTAGGCGTGAATAAGCCTGTGTTAGATAACACTTCAATTTCGTTAGGGTTAGAAGTAACAAGACTTGTTATTTGGTCGGTTAGTTGCTCGATATTTGCTTGAGCCTTTTCTTCTTCATGTTTCTTAATCCATAATTCAGGCTCCAAACCTTCACATAATACCGCTTTGATTAAAGCTTTGTATTTATCTAATAGTGAATGATAATGAATGTAAGTTCGCTTGCCTTGCTTGTGATGCTCCCAACAATATACCTCACCTTTACGTTGTCCTGCTAGTGCACGGTCAACATAAGAGACAGACACACCACAGGTTTCAAGCTCTTTGCGTGTGATAGATAGTATATTGTTGTGGTAAATAGGCATGATTATGGATTAGTTGAATTACTTTTGTCTAAAGAATATCTACTTTAAGTTGGTTGATCTTAGCAATTTTACGAGCTAAGTCTAAGATATCCTTAGACTGACCTCTTTCAGCTTTACGCTTGCCACTAAGCACAACATTTACTATATTCTCCTTGACACCTAATTTATTTTGAATTAGGATTCTATCAGTCGTGGTAATATTCTTACCAAGCTCATAGGCTTCCTGATTAATTATTTGTGCAGTTATCATTTTTGATATATTTGTGTTGTACATGTGACAAATATAATCTAATATTTTAGACTTATGCAAGAAAATAGTGAAGAAAAATCTAATTTTTTAGACACTGTTCGAAAAAGAATCATCTATTTCGCCGACACTGTGGGAGGTGGACGCACTTTATTTATGGAGGTTACAGGGATGAAGAAGGGTATATTCGACCCCAAAGACATTGATCGCGCGGTGGGCTCAGATAAAATAGCCAAGATATTAGACTTTTACCAAAATCTTAGAGGTAGATGGCTATTGCTGGGCGAGGGTGAAATGCTGTATTCTGAACAAGAGGAAAAAAATTCTAATTTTTTAGCATCAGAATCTGCTGTGGCCTATGAGGCCATTAAAACTACACCTGACAAACTTAAAAAAGGAATTCCTTTAGTAACATTAGAGGCCATTGGTGGCTTTGGTAATATGGAGTTTGCCATAAAAGAGCAGGATATACAAAGCTTCTATGAAATACCTGATTTTATTAATACTGATTTTATGATCCGTGTAAAAGGCAGTAGTATGTATCCAAAATACAATAGTGGTGATGTTGTGGCTTGTCGTATCATAAGAGAGAGTCAATTCATCCAGTGGAACAAAGTACATGTTATAGCCACCACCGAACAGGGAATACTAATAAAACGGCTTAAGAAGAGCAGCAATGAGGATTACTACCTTGCAGTCTCAGACAACAAAGACTATGAGCCGTTTGAAATCCCTAAGACTGAGATAACCGGGCTAGCAATAGTCATTGGTGTAGTACGATTGGAATAAAAGCATTTACTTATTGTTTAGTAGGGTATATTTCGCATAAGCGCAGATGTACCCTAATTTATGACCAAAGGTATGCGGAAAGTAGAAAAAATGTACTATGAACATAATGCACAAATTTACAGGATTCGTTCAGGAAAATTTACAGGATTCGATTTGCCAATTATATTCAATTTGATATATAATAGTAGTGAGTATAAAGAAAGTATTAGCAAATTTAACATTATTAATACAAATATAAATGCACTAAGAAGTAAACAAACTCTTTCTAAAGCAGAAGAATTAGAGTTAAGTAAATTTAATGGGCAGCTTAGAAATAACTGTAAGGGAAGAGTGAAAATAATTGTTGAAAACATTGTAACCAAGACTAATAATCATCCTGATATGATAAGAAGGTCGCTTTTCGATTTTTTGGTTAAATCAAACTATGATAATAATGCTGGGGAAGGAAAATTGAAGTCTATTTTTTTTCCATTATTTAGAAACTAAGATATAAAAGCCGATAACACGTGCTAATAAATAATTGCCGTTTAGTTGTAATTTTAAGGTTTGTAGTCCGCATTAAGCTTTATATTATTGGGACAAGTATGCATCCCGCAATCGGCAACTATTCATAGCGCCACCGTTGTGCTCAAAGGAATTACAGACAGGCCACCCCACAAAAAAAAACTTAAAGTAGGCATTTTTATGCTCGTCCTGGATCATTCTGCGTATTTTGAAAGACGCGAATTTACGTTGTATGATTCAAGGGACAATGGCTGATTAA